GAATCTCTAGCAATACATCCAACACCTTTAATAGTGTCAGCTAATGTCATTGTTGTAGGATCATTAGCACCTTGATAAACTACAATGTTATTCTTACAGAATATAACTAAATATTTATTATGTTGATCAATAGATACATTTTCATCATTCTGTCCAACAACACCACCAATATCTAATAAACCACTTCCTGATCCTGTAAAATGAGCACCATCAAGTAATTTACTATAAAATACAGTTGTTTTATTATCTGTTAGTCCACCAACCCATATTCTACCAAAAGAGGCTAATACTGTATCAGGGTCAAATGTAGTTACTCCAGTTGGAGCAGTTCCATAATCTGTACCTACTCTTTGAAATACAAAAGGACCACTATGACCACCTTCTCTATATACAAGGAAAGGATTACCTGACTGAGCAGCAAAAGCATAAGATTCTGCAGCTGCACCACTACCTTCAGGAAGAGCAGCCCACTGCCATCTATTTCCTGTAAAGTTAGGTTGAGTACTTAATGCTACAGGACCACCTGAATCTGCACCAAATACATATTTTCTAGTAAGGCTAGTTGTTGTACTACTAGCATATAATTTACCATCACCTGATGATAAATAACTAATAGATCCACCAATTGTTTTAAATTCAAATATAGACTCTAAATAACTACCTGTAGTAAGATCATTAGAAGCAGTAGTAGGTCTATATATTGTTACATTACCATTAGTAGTTCCACTAGTTCCATGAGTAATTGTAAATGTATTTGCCGTAACGGCTGTAATTGCAAAGGCACCATCTGCAGCAGTACCTGAAGTAAAGTCTAAATAAACTGTATCACCTACTGATAGACCATGTGCAGTTGCTGTTACTGTTACCACTGCTAATGTTCTAGCGTAAGTACCTGAGATACCATTTCTTGTTTGTGATGCACTAACAGTATATGTACCAGTTCCACCAGTACCAGTACCTAAAGCTGTAATTGTAGTTCCTGCAGTAATACCAGTACCTGACAATATAGTACCAATAGATAATGTACCTGAGGTAACTGAATGTACAGTCATTGTAGTAGTAGTAATAGAAGCTGTAAATACAGCATTAATAGGATCTGTTAAAAGATCCCAACCTTTTCTAGCACCTAAACGACCATATTTGTCAATAATACAGTTATTAGCAACAGTAGCATAACCACTCTCAAGAGTAACCCCTGAATCTTGGGTATTTAAACCCATGAATCCAGGAGCTGTTATACTAGTGGTTTTTAATGGACCAGCCATTAACTAGGATACCAAACTGTTTCGTCAGATCTATGCCCTGCTTCTATAGCAATATAGTCAGCAAGCATACTTCTGAAGCGTTGTTCTTGTTCCATAAATCCACCATCTTCACCTCGTTCAGAGATAGCCCTAGCTAGTGTTCCTTCAATAACTAAAGGTGCAGGAATTTGTAAAACATCAGTAGCAAGTACTAAATCAGCTTGTGGAAGGATAACATTAAATCTTAAATCATAAATACCATTAGGTATAGGGAATACATCAACTTGTGTGTCACCATTTGCATCTACACCATTAAAGTTGTAGTAAGCTGGAGCAGCTTTTTGGACAGTAGCCATAAGAAACTGTCTATCAAACCAAGACCCTGGTCTACTTTCTATATAAGTATTAGTTGTATCATTAATAACATCTAATACTCTAAATCTAGTTCCAGTGCCAGTTAAGACATAATTAAATAAGTCAGGGGCAGTGGTAGCAGTTAAAGTTGTACGAAGAGCACTCCAATTCCATGAGTTTTCAACATCTCGTTTAACTTCATTAACTAAGTCTGCAATAAGCGTAGAATAAGTATTAACAGTAAGAGATTCAACCTCTTGCTCTCTAAGCCTTCTTAAAACCCTATTGACAATTTCTAAATAAGTCATGTGTAATTTTCCCAGTATATATAACAATTATACCATAAGTATGGCTATTTGTCAACTACTTCTTTTTGTTTTTATTTCTGTTAGATATGGCTTTAGCTTTAGCTTTTGCATCTGCTTTAGAAGAGGCACCCCAAGCTTTAAGAGATAGTAGTAATCTTGTAGGCTCTCCATTAGGTTTCTTTTCAGGTCCAGGCATACCACCCATACGAGCTAAGAAAGAAGCCCTACGAGGGTTATCACCAGCTTTAACAGGGGCTTTTAAAGTGCCTCCTGTATAACTAGCTCTTCCTTTGGCATTCAATCCACCTTTAGGATTCTTGCCTTCTTTTCTTGTCCATGCTGGAGTACTCATTTTATCTAAACCTCGCTGTTTTAGTTGCTATGTTTTTTGGTTGTTTAACAAACTGTTTTCCTGCTTTGTTACCTTTTGCTTTAGCTTTATTTGTAGAAGCTTTTTCATTAGGACTTAGTGCTTTCCAAGCAGCCTCAGGTAAATATCTTTTTTTACCTTTACTTGGTTTGCCATCAGATGTTTTCCATTTTTGACTAGACCAATTTTTTAAAGACTGCTGAGATTTAGCAAGAGCCATTATTTATAACCTCCACCTGCTTTTTTATATTGAGTAGCAAGAAGTTGAGCTTTACGAGCAGACCATTCACCTGGATCACCACCTTTACTGCCAGCTTTAATTTTATTAAATAAAGCTTTACGCATAGTTGGTTTAGTATAATTGCCTGCTTGATTTACTTTTGACTTAGTAGCCACTCTTCATAACTTTCTTTTTAGGTTTAACAACCATTTTTTTACCTGATTTCTTAGCTGCTTTTTTAGCTGCTTCCATACCTGTTTTAGTATAAGCATATTTTTTTCCATTTACTATTGGCATAATATTTTCCTTTTAGTTAAAGTTTCTTTTACCTTTATTATCTATTACTAAGGCTTGTTTCCTAGGGGTACTGCCTTTAACAGTTGGAATAGATATATGTACCCAACTATCAAATTCTACTATAACCTGATCGTAAGGAATATCAGCAGTGACAATGGCTCTAACCACAGCATCAGGAGACATTCCCTTGACATTAAAGTCAGCTGCACACCCCTCACAATGTTGAGATGTTTTAGATCCACCCACTGATTCATTAACTTCCTTTGATCTATATCCTGAACTTATGGATATGGGTTTATTAACTACTTTACGGACTTGTTCTAAAAATAAAGCAAGTCTTTCTAAATTATCTTTTACTTTAGCAGAGGGTGTATTATCTATCCCTCTTCTTGATGCTATTTGACTAAATGTAAGTTCTTCTAAACTAAAGTTAGGAGTTAGTTTCATTTTTTCTTAATATAGAACAAACTGCGTTCTCCAAAGAGATAGAATCCAACTGCACTAGCAAAGTTATCTACTTCAGGAGTTGCTGTACCATTAAGGTGCATAATAACCCATGTAGAAAGCACAAGAAGCCCTATGATAGGTCGCATTAATCTAACTATGGCTTCTACCCAAGGGTAAGATGGATTACCTCCACCTGCTTCATTCATTACTTTAAAAAACTCTAAGTCAATAGATTTCATTTGAGCATATTGTTCTATAGTAGCTGGTTTAAACACATCAGGAGCTATAAACTTATTGATTAGGGATTTACCTAAGTCAACAGCTAAAGGTCCTAAGGCTGCTAATAGTGTAATTGGATCCATTAAAATTCCTCTAAATTAAAGTTATACTCTTCACAAACTATTTTAGAATATTTTTTAAACTTAACTGAGTGCTTATCATAATCTGTATGTCCACTATTCCATAACATACAATGAACCATTTCGTGCATAAGGGTCTCAGATACTTTTAAAAAAGAATCATTAGCAACATCTACTTCTATTCTTGTAGGGTAAGTGTGAAAGTACCCTAACACTTCTCCCTTTGTATCCATAACTCCAAAGCCCACTTTATGAGGTGCTGGCATTGGGTATAGATTAAAGGGTGGTAGTTTAACAAAACAGGCATATAGTTTACGCAAGTTTTGTTTAGTTAATAGCATCTTACTTAGCTAAATTTACAAACTGGGTTAAAAGAAATATAATAACAAAGCCTGCTGTACCTAAAAGAATTTGTTCTAACCTTTTAAGACGAGCATTAATCTGTTCATAACGAAGGGCACAAACCTCTTCATGTGTTGATAGCCTTGCTTCTACATCTGTCTTAACCATTACTAACTCCAATTTTGATTATTAAGTACTGTAATTAGTTCTTCTACAGTTGTTGTACCATTAATGTCAACTTCTAATCTATTTGACTCTGTAACGATTTGTGTGCGTTTTAGAGCTACTTCTGCAGGGATCTCTACATTTCTCTCTGATTTACGAATAACATACCAGTCTGTAGCATTAAGTAGTTTACCTGCTGTATCTTTAATTTGAGCTACAAATTGAGACTTTAAACCTTTAGTTGTAGAGCCATCTTCTTCAAGTTTATCTTCAAGGGCTTTAGGGTTGTTTATATCACCATCCCAATAGAATCTATCATCAGCACGAACAACATCTGCTACCCATGTGATACCAATAGCTAGTTTTTGTTCTTCTGTAGAAGTGTTAAGCCATTGTGGTGGGTATTGTGTTCCATTAGCATCATAAAAGGAGGTTCCTTCTGCTAATCTATTTCCGTTTAGTAAAAACATAGTTTTCTCCTGTTATCTTGCGTTACTATTTTTAAATGGGTTTTCTGCAAATGCCATGTATATGTAAGTTTGTGCTGCGTTTACTCCTGGGTATGTGCCTCTTAATTTAAAACCATTAGATAATAAATCTGTATTAACCGTAGAAGTCGTATCTTCTGCTAATGATTGGTCGGCATATAAATTTGCATTTGCTGTGTTATATAAATTTCTTGATGTATCTTTAATTACCCATAGACCATTTGTGGCACTTGAAGAACATTTAATCATCACAAATTTAGGTCTAAATCCTGTGTATATAAAAGGTCCCTCTGTAGAAGCATTCCCTGTGTAAGAACCAAACTTACTAAACCCTGCTATTTCTGCCCAGCAATATCCAATCATTGTAGAACCATTAGTATTTAATGCTGCACTTGTTCCAACAGTAAATACTGTAGACGTTGGTGATGTATTATTCCATGCAGTTATACTTGTTGATGTAGCATTTGTTAAATCTAAAAATAAACGACCTGTATTTCCAATAGATTTATGATACACAGACCAATTATTTCCAGAAGCACTTCTTTCTTTAAATATCATCATGGCAGGAGCAACACCTAACCCATGTCCAATTGTTGCACCATTTGTTCCATTTGCTGTCCAGCTTACAATACTAAACCCAGCAGTTGCATTTACAGATACAGTACTCGTGATAGTGCCACTCGTGTTAGATGATGTTGTGCCTTGACCAGCTTGCCATTGCCATCCTACATAAGTTTCGCTAGAGGTGTTAATACCACCATCAGAACCAATAGTCCAACCATTTGAATTAAACGCAGTAAGACCAGTTGAATTAGTAGATTCAGCGCCTGTTGAGTTTGAACTTAATTCTTTTGTTGTTCCTCTTACACTATCATACAAATTATTGTTGCGAACATTGCTTCTTCCCTTCATCCAAACAAAGTCAGGTTTAAATGCACCTGCATTAGTAATAGATAAAGATGCACCTGTTCCTGTATATAGCGTTGCATCCATCACACTATTACCTTTTTTGATAGTGCTATCAGGTAGGTTAAATGTGTTTAATGCTTTAAAGCCTGTAGGTGGTGTGTAAGTGAATGGTCGTTGTCCGAAGTTAAAGTTAGCTGATACGCTAGACGTAGTATCAAAACCTGCATAAATAAAATAATCTGCAAATGCAGCAGTAAATGTTGGATTAGCTCCTGTAGATGGATTACCTGTAGTGCCACCAGTAGAGTTATACCAAACATTACTTCTACCAATCCACATTTTACTATTGGTCACATCTATTGCAACTTGAAAAACTTCATTTGCACTTATTACACTTAAACTTGAAGCTGTTTGTGTGCCATTAGAAACCAAACTTCCACTTACAGAAGCATAAAATAAATATGCTCCAGCAGCATTATAAGCAGCAGTTAAACTTCTGCTTGCAAGAGCAACACCTATACTTTGTCCTATGTTACTTGTTGATGCATTTCCAAAAGTTATTTCACCATAAAAAGCACCACTAGAAGGTAATGCCAAACTTGAATTGACAAACTTAGAACCAATTGTACTTGCTGTTAATTTTAAATTACCATCACTAATAGTTAATCCTGTTGCAGCATTTATAGGGTTAGCCACAGCATAATTAGCCACAGTTGCACTTGTTAGCGTAGGACTGTCTGTCATAGCATCATAGGTTGTGCCACTAGTGATAGATATATTGTTAGTAGTCCATCTATTAGCATTACCACTAAAGTCTTTACCTAAACCTACATTGGTTGTAGTTGTAAGAGCCGAAGTGTCAGAGAAGTTTAAATAGAAACCATTAGTGCCATATGTACCTGTGTATTTCTTAGCTACCCATGAGCCAGTTACTATATCTGTTTCGCCGAATGATGATGGAGTTAGGGCTTGTCCGTCAATGAAGTTTATTTCTGTTAAGTATCCGTCAAAATATCCTGTATAAAGTTGTCCAATTCTTTGAGCATAAGATGATGTGTTAAAATTTAAAAAATTATAATTTTGAGTTGGATATGAAGCTGTGCTAAATGCTGTAACTTGATTGTTATTTACATAAATTTTAATTCTATTTGATGCAGTTGCTTGAGTAGTGTCTATTGCTACAACAATATGATACCAAGCTGATGAATCTCTAAATACTTGTGTAGTGACTAAATCTCCAGCTGTAGCTCCAGCTACATAAAATCTAATAGAATTAGTGCTATTAAAATAACACCCATCTCCACCACCAGCACCAGTATTTGCTGAAAATAACCCTAAATAATCTACGCTTAAAACTCCTCTTTTAAGCCAAACACTATAAGTAAATTTTTGTGCATTTCCATTACTTGCTGGTGTTCTTGATAGATAAGCAGATGCACTACTTCTAAAGCGAAGTGAGTTATTTATGTCATAACCACCAGTAGTACTAATAGCATTACTATTATTAAGAACAGCCATTATGCCATTATCCCACCAGTAGTTACATATACATTAGTTCCATCACTAAAGTATGATAGTAAGTATGTACCTGCTGCACTTACTGTAGCTAAGAATGTAGTATTTATTTTAGTAGTTGCTGCTGCTGTGACAGTATAACCACCTGTGTTTACCAATAATACATAGCCTGATTGACCTGCTGTAATGTTAGTAAATGTAAGAGCAAATGTAGCTGCAGGAGTACATTTAAAGTTATTAGTCACTGACATATCAAATGAACCATCATTGTCTGTAGTGACTGTACCACGCTGTGATGTTGACCATGTAGATGCTGTTGTAGGAACTGCATAGTCTGTTCCTGCTGTAGCATTAGCTAAAGCACCACCTGAGTTAGCTTTAAGAATTGCTGTACCTGAAGGTGGAGCTAAATAGTCTGTACCAGCAGTAGCTGCTGTAAATGCTGAAGTGCCATTACCTTTAAGTACACCTGTAAGAGTAGTTGCTCCAGTACCTCCTGATCCTACTACCAATGTTGCTGATAATCCAGCAGCTGTTCCAGTTGTATTTTGGTTTAAAGTAGGGAAAGTACAATTAGTTAGATCACCTGAAGTTGGAGTTCCTAATATTGGAGTAACAAGAGTAGGTGAAGTAGCAAATACTAGAGCACCAGTTCCTGTTTCATCTGTAACAGCACTTATTAAATTAGCACTAGATGGTGTTGCTAAAAATGTAGCTACACCAGTACCAAGTCCACTAACACCTGTTCCTATAGGTAAGTCTGTGCAAGAAGTTAATGTTCCTGAACTAGGTGTACCTAATGCTGGTGTTGTAAGTGTTGGTGATGTAAGAGTTTTATTTGTAAGTGTTTCAGTACCTGCTAAAGATACTAAGTCAGCATCTGTAACTGCTGTATTGAATTGTGCTAAAGTACCACTAACTGTGTTAGATCCTAAAGCAATTGTCTTATTTGTTAATGTTTGAGTATCTGATGTACCTACAACTGTGCCAGCAGGAGCTGCAGCAGTAGCAATAGTACCTAAACCTAATGTAGTTCTTTGTGCAGAAGCATCTGCATCATCTAGCAATGCTTTACCAGCTGTTGTTAAATCAAATGTTGAAGCAGTGCCTGCACCAGTAAATTGAATACCTTTATCAGCAGCAGAAGTTAATCCAGCTATAGCACCTAAATCAGCGTCATAAGCTTGTACTGTTGTACCAATTGCTGATGGTGCTAGTGGTGTATAAGTTAATGCTCCAGTAACATCACCACTTGTTAATGTAACTGAACCTGTTCTTGTATTAAAAGCAGTTACTGATCCTGATGCAGAAAAAGCAGCTGGATCCCAAGCACCACCATTTCTAATAAATAAAGAATTAGAAGTTGTATTCCAATAAAGAGACCCTGTTTGTAAAGCATTACCATCATTATCTAGTGTAGGAGCTGTTGCTTTAGCACCTAAGTAAATGTCATCAAAACTATCAAATGAAGCAGCAGCAGCCGTTGCACTATTAGCTGCATTAGTTGCAGATGTACTTGCATTAGAAGCTTGTGTAGTAGCAGTTGAAGCAGAAGATGAGGCATTGCTTGCAGAAGTTGAAGCTAAACTAGCATGATATTTAGCTGAGTATTCTCCACCAGCAACTGGACCTGATGTTTTTGTAGCCCAATCATTAGCTAAAATAGCACTAGCAGTGGCATTAGTCTCTGCAGTTTCTGCATTGGTTTCAGCTGTTTCTGCATTAGTTTGTGCAGTTTGAGCTGCAGTTGCTGAAGTAGAAGCATTTGTTGCTTGAGTAGTTGCTGTAGAAGCTGAACTAGATGCACTAGATGCGGAACTAGATGCTGCACTTGCACTTGCTGAGGCAGCAGAGGCACTTGAAGCAGCATTTGTTTCACTTGTAGCAGCAGCAGAAGCACTAGCTGCAGCAGCCGTAGCTGCATTAGAGGCTACTATACCTTCACTAGTTGCATCTGTTGTAGCATCACCTGAACCACCTGCTCCACGAAAAATTGCCATGATATTCCTTAATTAAAGAGTTTGTTTAAAATACTTTCTTTTTTCTCTTTAGTGGCTTTTGGCTTTTCTGTTACTTCCTCTTTAGGAGCTTTAACAGTTTCCTTAACTACTTCCCAAGCTGAGCTACCAAGATAAGTTTTAACTTCACTCTCAGTAACATATAATTCTTGACCTGTTGCTTTTTCTCTAACTAACATAACAGTCTCCTTTAAGTATATTTATGCCTACTGATAAGAATAGACATAAAAATAGCCCCTCTTACGAAGGGCTAAACTGCATTAAGCAGGAACTGCTAATGGAATTACAGAACCATCTCTAAGTTCTTTAACACCATAGAGAGTATCTGCAGTGTATAGAGTACCTAAATATTCTTGCTTGTATTGTGTTTGTGAACGAACACCTTGTTGTTCAACTAACACAGCAGCATCTTTATGACCCATAAGGGCAATACGAGCACCACCAGTTGCAGTATCAACGTTTGAAGATACAAATACTGGGATACCATAAAGATTACCAATTTCACCATTACGGATTGTGTTACCAGCACCTACTTCACCTACGAAGGATTGTGCTACATATTCACTAATACCCATTAATGTGTTTCTTGCTGAAGGTGGAATCAAGAAGAAACGACCTTCCATTGGAACATCATTATCATCTAAACGTTGTACAGTTCTACGGATACCAGCAGATGTTAATGCAGAAGCATTTGATGAACTTGATGTGTAAGCAGTAGTACCATCACCACCAATGTATGCGTTACCATAAGTTACAGCTGATCCACCATTAAATGTACGACCTAATTGGATTAGTGATGTGTCAACTTGTTTAGCTAAAGCATAACCAGCATCATCTGTATAAAAACGACGGAGTGATGATAGAGCTTGTACTTCGACGATATCTTCAATTAATCTTGAATATTCGTAATGTTTGTCAATCAATACAGCAATATCTGTTTCAGTAGCTGCTTGAAGAGTTACTTGTGTATTTGCTGCTTTAACAGCTGCAGTGCCTCGTGTTGGTACAGGGATACGAACTGTATCACCCTTTTTACCAGCAAAAGACATCTTTTTAAAGAGGTTTGCTGCAACTAAGTTCTTTTTGTAGGCTGCAACAATCTCGTCACTCCAAATTTCTGGAATAAAGGTTGCCGCCGTGGTAATGGTTACTTGATCTGTTCCTAAAGCCATGATAAATCCTTTTTTAAAATGTTAAATTACACGACCTTCTCGGTATGCTGCCATAATTTCATTAGACATTGCATCATATCTGTCTGGGTCTGTTGTCATAAGTTTCATAATATCTTGTCTACGATATTTCTTTTTAGCTACCGTTTCAGAAGCTCCATTATTATTACCAATATCTGCAGCTTTTAGTTGTTGATCTCGGTCTACTTTAGAAGTGTCTGTTACTTTTTTACTAAGAGTTTGTCTTTCTTTCCAATTATCAAGCAATTCTTTAGCAGAATCGTAATCATATTGGGTTTCTGCCCTTACAAATAACTCTGTACGGACTTTAGAACCTTGAATCCACTTTGCAAAATCAGGAGATTGAACAACTTCCATTGCATCTGGAAACTCTTGCTTTAGTCTAGAAACAGTTTCTGCACGTTTCATAGATAAAGACGCATGTTGAGCTTCTTTAATTGCTGGATGGTTATCAATTGCCCTATTTACAGCAGACTTTGGTTCAATAAAGAAATCTTCATCTGTTGTAGCTACTTCGTCTACCTCTGAATTTTTAGTTGTTTGAGTCTTAATAAAATCATCCACTATTTTTCTCAGATCACCTACTTCAGAACCTTGTCTACCAATTAACTTTTCAGCTTCTTGGTGCATTGCTACAATGTCTTTTAGTGATTTACCACGATACTTATCAGGGACTTCTTCTTCTATTGGTTTAGTTTCTACTTTCTCTTCAACTTTCGGTTCTTCCAAGTTATCGGATTTAACCATGTCGTTGAGACTAGAAGCCTCCAAATCATTTACTAACACTTCATCTATTAATCCTGCCATATTATTTCTCCTGTGCCATTAGCATTTTAGGAAAGAATCTCAAGCGGCATTCTGCTTTTCTTCTTTAGCAAGCTGTTGTTTACGCTTTTTATCCCAAGCCGCTGCCGCACCTGGAAAGCTTCCTGACCAACCCTCTAACTTAACTCTAGGTGTGCTGATGATCTTGTCAGCGTTAGAATTGCATTTAGGGCATGTAAAAGTTTGTGTGTATTCTGTTAGTTCTTCAAAGTGATGATCACAAGTAGAACAATGGAACTCAAACAACTTCTTCATTTTTT